AAGCAGCGGTAGCCGCTGGGTGGAATGTCGATTATGTCCGTCAGCGGATTCGCGCTGCAATGCCCGAGCCATACCGCTCCGGTGTTCAGTACGACTGGGAGTTTTTCCAGCGTCAGCTTCGCTCGAACGACATCACTTTCTCAGCTCGTTCCGAGGTGGTACTGATGTGTCATGTTTTCTACAAGGAATTTGATGGTCAGATCAGCCACTGCATCATTGATGAGCGTGACAGCGAGAACTTCATGTATCGGAAGTTGCGCCGCTTCAAGAAGTGGGAGCAGGTGATTCATCCGATGTACTACGATCGTGGCGATGGCGAGCATCACGGCGTCAAAGGCTTGGGCATCAAGATGCTCCAGGCGATGGAGCTGAAGAATCGCCTGCGCTGCTCAATGGTCGATAGCGCGTTCGCCCGGACGCAGATTCTTTTCCGCCCCCTCAACCCCAATGCGCTCAGCAAGACGAGTGTCGTTCAGCAAGGACCGTATGCTATTCTCCCGCCCGACTATGAAGTCATTCAACAAAACATTGCTGGCGTTCTGGATGCTCCTATGGCGGTCAACGCGGACCTTGAGAATGTTCTTCAAGGCAATCTCTCTCAGTATCGCCAATCGCTCAGCAAGCCGCAGGGCAACCCGCGCACGGCCTATGAAGTCCAAGCCATCGTGGCACAGCAGTCAGCAATCGGTAAGACGCAGTTGAGCCGGTATTACGCGCAGCTCGATTCTTTCTTTGAGGAGCGGTATCGCCGCGCCTCCAATCCGAATCTGAATCCGATTACCCGCTCGGATAAGGACGCCATTGAATTCCAACGTCGTTGCCGTGAACGCGGTGTTCCGCAGCAGGCCATGCTCGACATCGATTACGTTGAGGCGACTCGCACCGTTGGCCAAGGTTCTCAGTTTGCGAAACAACAGCTTCTTGGCTCGCTCCTCGGACTTCTTGGATCGTTGCCTGAGGGTGGCAAAGTTAACCTCTTGCAGGACTACATCGCCGCTCAGGTTGGTCAGCAAATGGTTGATCGTTATCTGCCGAGTCAGTTGCAGACTTCGAAGATTCAAGATCAGACCGCTCTGGCCGTCCTTGAGCATTCATCGCTGCGCCAGGGCAACATGGCGGTCGTCACCGATACGCAGAATCACATCGTCCACATCGACACGCATCTTGCGGCTGCGAACGAGGCTGCTTCGTCGCTTCAGCAGGGTGGTAATCCGCAGGAGATTGTTCTCTTCCTTCAGGGCATCGGTCAACACGTTCAGGATCATCTCCAGCGTTTGTCCACCGATCCTACGCGCAGACCGCAGGTCGAGGCTTACACGCAGCAGTTGCAGATGCTTAGTCAGACCATCGAACAACTTGGTCAGTTGATTCAGGAGCAGGCTCAAGCGATGGCGCAGCAGCAGCAGGCAATGGCGATTCAGCAGGGTGTCGATCCGAAGACCGCCGTGATGAACGCGGAAGTTCAATCGAAAATCGCTCGCCAGAATGCCGAGACTATGGCAAACATTGAGCGTCAGAACACGAAGGCGATGGCCGACTTGGCTCGCCGGAATGCGAAGACGACGGCGGACATTCAACGAGCGAACGCAACTGCTGAGTCTAACTTGGCGCGACAGGGATGAAAAACATACACTTCGTACACGGTCTTGGTGACGACGGCTTCCATATTTGCGACAGGCTTGCAATAGCTTCTGCCGCAATCAACAACCCGGACTGGACGGTGCATCTTTGGTGTCCTGAAGAGCCAAAAGGTGAACACTGGGAAAAGCTGATCCAAAAAGTCCGCGTCAAGGTGATGCTGATCGACAATCCGTTGGTTTGGAATGATAGGGTTGTTGGGCATTACGCCAATCGGACTGATTTGATCAGGTTGAGCGTCTTGTACGCAATGGGTGGTGTTTACTGCGACACTGACACGTTGACGATTGCTCCGTTTCCCGAGAAGTGGTTCGACCATCAAGCTGTAATTGGCCACGAATTCTGCGAATCAGGAACCATTGGACTCTGCAACGCGATTATCTTTGCCAAGCCTTTCAGCAGGTTTATCTGGAAATGGCTGCAAAAAGCTCAAGATTACGATGGTTATTCTTGGAACACCCTAGCAGTTGAGTGGCCACATCAAATCTGGAAAGAAGACAACACCATTTGTCATCCTGTCGATTTTGAAATGCTAGGTTTCATTCACTGCGGAAGTGGTCGATACTGGGATGGAATCCATTCACTTGAAGGATGCGTGACTGCCCATTTGTGGCGCACTTATCACAAGAAAAAAATGAACAGTCTGACTGATGAAGAGATTTTGAAAAGAGAGTTTACCTATTCGCACTATGCATACAAGTACCTATGAAATTTCCAACTACGTTTTGCGTTTCGCTTAAAGCTGCCACTGAAAGGCGCGAAAATGTTTCCAAGCACCTTCAGGAACACGGCATAGAATTCCATCTGTTCGACGCGATTCACGCTTCAAAGATGGGATTGGAAACCAAACTGGCGTACCTCGACGACAAGCCAAATTGGCAACCTGAAGACGGCCCTCCGTACAAGATTTCCCAGCCTGTCTTGGGATGCTCGCTTTCCCATTACGTCATCTGGCGCATTGCCCAGTACCTTCCAGACGATTTCTTTTTGATCGTTGAGGATGATGTTCATCTTTGCGAAGGCTTCAAAGAGAAGCTTATGAACACCATAAACCGGCTTCCGAAAGACTGGCAGTTTGTTTTTGTTGGCCACTGCTGTCTTGGCAATGACCACACTATGGTTTCAGAAGGTATAGCGAACTCAATTAGAGCGCCTCTTTGCACTCACGCTTACCTCGTGAAGAAGTCTATGCTTGGGCATCTGATCGAAACAAATGAGCGGATGTACGCCCCGATAGACATCCAGCTTCAGAAGAAGACTCTGCCAAGCATGATTCATTACTGCTTGATTCCCCCTCTAGCCACTCAAAACGGACAACCAAGCACATTCTCTTATGCCTGACGCCTGGGAAAAAGTAATCGAAGCTCGCTCTAAACTCAACGGCTGGACCTTCGAGGAGAAGAGCAGGTACATGTACGACCTTGTCCTTGAGACGAGGCCGGAAACCGTGGTCGAAGTTGGTGTTTGGCAGGGTCTTAGTCTTGCCAGCTTTTGCGCGGCATCACTTGTTCATCAATGCAAAGTGTTTGCAATTGATCCTTGGAGCGAATCCGCGATGTCCGAAAATGGATACAGCGCAAACTTGACCGAGAAGCAATGGGAGCTTGATTCAATCTACAACAATTTTCTCAGGAACTTCAGGAATCTTGAGCTTGATCAAAACCTGCGTGTTTACAGGGATACTTCGTGGGACGGTTCGTTCAAGTTCAGCGACAACTCAATCGACATACTGCATCTTGATGGCGCTCACACTGAATGGGACTCATGCCGCGATGTGATTGCTTGGACTCCGCGTATCAAGACTGGCGGATACTTCATAATGGACGACGCGAACTGGGAAACCATGAAGCTAGTTCAAGAGCTGATAAAATTTAAGTTTGACCATGTAACGTATCTGGAAAACGGGAAGACCCGTGTGTACAAAAAAAGATGAAAGACATAATCCGAAGCATCAGCCTCAAAGCACTCAAACGCTTCGCCAATGGTGGCGATGGTCCTGCGGATCTTCTCATGCAGATCGAAGACCTCCGCAAGACGCTGGAGATTCGCACCAAGGAGCATGAAGAGCATCTGACCGAGGTCCGCGAGGAGCGCGATCATTGGCTTTCTCAATACGATGAAGTCAAATTCGCAGCCGAGTTTCTAATGAGCTACGCAAAAAATGATGTCCCCAAGCTGGCTGAGCAGACCGATTGGGAGGTTGGCAAAATTGTTCTTCCGCATGAAACCGGGACGTATTACTTCAATCCTGCCATCATGCAGGAGACAGATGGACGAATCATGCTTTTCACTCGTCGCTGCCGGAACAAGCGGGAGAAGGACGAGGAGGTTTACGTCGAAAAGAACGACATCGTGGCCTTCGAGTTGAGCAAAGATTTACGAGCCACAAAAAAGTCGATCCTTCAACTCACGGCAAACTATCCGAACGAGCAGTTCGAAGATCCGCGTGTCGTGAAGTTCGGCGACAAGTACGGCCTGAGCTGTTGCACGTTCGTTCCGTTCAAGAGCTACGCGCATCAGGCGATGTTCTTGGTTGATAAGCAGTTCCTGAACGTGGGCCGGTTTGATCCGATCTACGGCAACAACTACGCGCAGGCCATGATCAACGATGGCCATGAAAAGAACTGGCTCTTCTTCGTCCACGACAACGCGCCACACATGGTGTATTCGGCCAGTCCTCACGTCGTAGTACGCCTTAATGGGCGTTTAGAGAAGGAATCCGAATACGTCACCGAGGAGTTCAATCCGCTCTGGAAGTTTGGCGAGGTTCGTGGCGGAACCAATCCCATTTACGCGGACGGCTTGTATTGGACTTTCTTCCACAGCTCATTGCCCTGGATCAACGGCAAGCGCCGCTACTACATGGGTGCATACGCTTTCGAGGCCAAGGCTCCATTCCGCATTGCTCGCATGACGACGTTGCCGCTTCTCACCGGCACAAATCAGCAGGATTGGTGGCCCGGATTGCCTGCGGTCGTGTTCCCGTGCGGCGCTTTCTTCGACAGCGCAAAGAACAACTTCGTCATCTCGTACGGCATCAACGATGTGGATTGCGGTTACATGAAGCTGCCATTGGCCGACTTGCTTGAGGTGACGAAGGTGATTCGACCGAAGCGCGATGTGGTCAACAAAGAGAAGCCGTTGAACTTTACGGATGTTCTCGATCCGATTCCCGAACGACATAAACTGAAACGAAACCAACAGTCTAAATACAATGAACTGGCTAAGAGGCTTGACGAAGAACCCGAGCAAACAAGCGAAGCAGGACCTGCTGAATCTGCCTGAGGTAAACATTTCCGCTTGGCAGGACGAGGGTCAACAGGCGGAGCTTGCTGCGATTATGCGTAATCCGATCATTCGGATGGCCATTCGCATCGTTTCGGAATCCATTCCGGTGCCGATGCCGTCTCATGGAAGCAAGGAATCGGACATTATTTTCGCTGCCGGTGTAACCGCTGGCTACGCGCATTGTCTTGAAAACCTTCGCAAATTGGCTGTATTCGAAACAGCGAAGGAACCTGAAGCGACATTTGACAAGCAATACTAACAAAATATGGAAGAACCACTAAACTCACCCGTCGTCAGTAATAACCAGACCCCAGAATTTGGAAGCTCGTTTATCGATGCCTTCAAGGCAATCGGTGCTGATAACGCGGCTCCTGCCGATAAAGCGGTAACACCGGCTCCGCAAAAGACGGACAATACACCCCCCAAGCTCAGTAAATCCGAGATGGATATTGAGCGGATGTTTGGCAGCAAGAAAACCGCCGCCGAACCCGCCTCGCCAGCGCCGGACGACGCGGACATTCCTGAGACGATCAAGTCCACAAAAGCCGCTGACGCTTTCCGCAAGATCAAGGAGGAGAAGGCGCAGTTGGCTAAGCAATTGGACGAGCTGAAGGCTGGCAAGTCTACGAATCCTGAATTTGAATCGCAGCTCAAGACCTTGCAGGAAGAGCGTGATGCGCTTTCCGAGCGTGTCCGATTGCTGGACATCGAGCGTCACCCTGACTTCATCAAGAAGTACGAGGGTAAGATTACCGGCGTGTTCGATTCGGTGAAGAACCTTGTCGGAACCGACGGTGAGCGGCTCGTTTCGCTGCTGAAATCGCCCGATAGCGACTATCGCAACTCTCAGATCGACGACATCGTTGAGGGTCTTTCGCCGTCCAAGAAGGCCAAGCTCGGTGCGCTGATCGTCAAGTACGATGAAATCAATGGCGAACGATCTTCCGAGTTGACTGAGGCGAAGGCTGATTACGATGCGGTCATCTCCAAGTACAAACAGGACAACGAGGAGGGTACGAAGGCTGCACTAGAGTCGGCCAATAAGACCTGGCAGAAGGTTTCCACCGATGCTCGCTCGCTCGAAATCTTTGAGCCGCGTGAGAACGATGAGGAATGGAACACTGAATTGAATGGCCGACTTAGCCTTGCCCAGCAAATCTTCAACGGCGAGAACAGCGAAGAGGATCTTGCTAAGGCCGCTTTGTGGGCCGCTGCCGCGCCAAAGTACCGCGAACTGCTCTATGCTCAGGTTGAGGTAAATAAGCGCCTACAAGCTGAGCTATCGAAGTATCGCGGAAGCGAACCGGGAGTTACCTCAAAGGCGACATCTGGAGGTTATCGACCGGCAAATGCGAATGCCTCCAAGAGCGAGGACTTTGTCGCTAGCGTGATGAAGTCGCTCGGACGCTAAACAATTATCCCCCGATGGTTTTTTGGCCACCGGGGGATTTTCGTTTGAATTACCGACCTCGATACGGGCCGCTACCACCTCGGTACGGACCACTGCCGCTCGGAACCGGCTTTGGAGACGGCCTGACCGAAGGCTTGGGCGGCGGAGACTGCTTGTAAGGTCCGCTGCCACCACCGACGGCGGGAGAACCTTTATACGGTGCGTTGTTGCTCATTCTTTTGGAAGTGCATACCAACCTTCATGGATGGTGATGCGGTTATTACTACGCACGTTTTTGCCGTTCGCGTCAACCACCCAAACCTTAGCCTCAACATCTTCAGCGAGGCGCACAGGCTCACCGTGGGGGACGTAAATCACTCTGCTTGCGCAGCTCACGCTCATGCTCGCGCACACGATCAAGAAGACCGCGCTTAAGATCAGGTTGTTTCTTTGCGTCTTCACTTGAAATGTCCTTGGTCGTCAGTGCGTGAAGCCAAATGACCAACTTCATCACCAAGTCGGCCAAGAAGTTCATTCAGAATCTGTTGCGTCCTCAATGTTTTGAAGAATGCGTCTGATTGCCTGCTCGGTACGCCAATCGTCTTCACTCAACATAACACCTTTGTTTACGGCGTCGTGAAAGATGGAAATCGGAGTCTCAATGACAACGCCGACAGTGGCTTTCGCCAGAGATGAAAGCATTCCAAACATAATTTATTCAGTTTTCGAAGCGTTCTTCTTGTTGTTGATGATCGACCAGGCGACACCGAAGATGCTGACGATAGCGCCAACGATTTCAGTAACCTGATCGGCGCTGGCCAATCCTTTTGCAACGATGAATCCACCGGCAGCGGTCAGGACATGGCGGATGAGAGAGGCGATGTTAGGGTTCATTTGTAGTTTTTGAATTTGCGGTAGAGTTCTACTGCTTTCACGGCGCAAGTGAGAAGCGCGGCGAGCGCGCCAAGTGCCAATGAGACAGTCTTGAGATTCGGATCGGAGAATACTGCGTTTCCAAGAATGCCGATGGCCGGACCACCGACGCCGATTGAGATGTCTCTGATAAAAGCGTGGTGGTCCGTCATCGTGCGTTGTTAGTTAGCGGCAACTTCCTGAAACGGCTGTTTTGCAGCTTCTAGGATGAGTTCGAAGAGAGGAAGTCCGGCTCGGATATTGTTGATATTCCCAGCCTTCATTCCGATTTCAACGAGTTGCAGCAGGGCGTTGGTTTGTTCGGGAGTCAGTTCAATTTTAATCATGCCGTCGGAATCTTAGCGACAGCATCATTCTTCGCAACGATTTCCTTCGGCACCCACGGCAGCGGCGGAGCGATGACCGGCGGGTTGATCTGGTTCTCGATCTGCGCGGAGACGTTCGCCTCAATCGCCGCTTGATCGACGCCGCTGGCGAAGCACCAGCCGAGGACTTGATCCTTTGTCAGATCCTCGTAAGGCGTGAAGTCACCGCTGGGCGCAGCGAACGAGCAGGAGCCGTAGCAAGTGCCGCTGTAGCCGTCCTGCGAGCCGTTGCAACGCCAGTCGGCGGTGACGACGACGTCGGCGTGAGTGCCTTCGGTCGGTTTGACCAACAGGCGTTCGATGATCCAAGAGATGTTCATGGTGGTATGGATTAGGCGGCTGCGATTGTGGTGACGGTTCCAGAGCTTCCACGGTACTTCAACGCACCGGACTCAACGTAGAGTTGACCGCCAGCGATGTTAGCCGTAGGAGCGGTTCCGTTGGAAATCTGGATAGTCTTCGCAGCGGTGGTTCCGGCTGTGGTAAGACCGACAAGTAAGTTTCCGAGGGTGTCGAGCGTCATCGCTTGGGTGAGAGTCTGGGCTACCCCAATGCTTCCTGCGGTCGATTTGTTGAGCCAAACGTGGTTTCCGTTTAGAACCTCAAACCGATATTCACCTACGAAATTTGTGCTAATGGCAATATTGTTGGTATTGTCATCGTACAAATTGAATTTTGTGCCGTAGTATCCCAAGTTGGCCCGTCCATAAACGGACGCAAGCTGTCCAACCTGAACTACTTTGTTGAGGCTTCCCCACGCACTCGGCACAACTCCCACGCCGATGTTGCCGGAGGAATCCAGCGTCATCACGTTCGCAATCGACGCATTGCGGAAGATCAGCGGCCCTTGTCCGCCATTCGCCCACGAGTAGTTGATCGTGGTGCCAGCAGCGTTTGTTGCGCCGTCGGAGGTGACGACAAGCGTGGCTTTGTTGCTGAGAATCCGCATCGACGGTGTAGTCGCCGATGTGATTCCGGTTGAACCAACAGTGAAAAGTCCGGTGTCAGGACTTCCCCCCACGCCCAGCCCCGTGGAGTTCAGGGTCATGGCGGTGCCAGCGACTCCGCCGACGTTCGACCAAGTGCAGACACCATCGTTCGCAATCTGGAAACGATTGGCTGGAGAAGACAGGCCGGTGAAGACCTGCACGTTTCCTGAGTTGTCGGTCCTCAGCGATGCGTAATTGGTGGCGGAACCGTAATACAGAAAAAGCTGCTGGTTAAGCGACATTCGAATATCGCCACCAATGACATCAAGAGCGTTTGCAGGGGTAGCCGTTCCAATGCCAACACCAGTACTGGTGACAGCCAGCTTATTAGCCCGCACCGTCAGATCGCCGGTGATGGTGGCGGTGCCTGGAACGACGATGTTGTTGCCGCTCGGGCCGACCGCCGTGTACAGCTCCGTAAAGTTCAGATTGCAGTAATCGAACGCTGTACGAAGCGGTGTTCCCGTTCCGTCGTTCGGAGCTGTTCCGATATTGATCGTTTGCTTTGCCATGTGAAGTATTGAAGGGTTTTACCGTAGATTAAAATTGAGTCTCGTCCGCCGTTATCGATGTCACATCAGCCGTAACAACGGTCAAATCCGCCGTCAACGCAAACGCAACAGGCGCACCAGTCACATCGTAAATTCGATTCAGAAGCGCAATTTCAAGCATCTCTATCTCCCACGGAGAACGACATCCGCTCGCCGAAACCTCGGAGATAAGCTCAGCAGCTTCCGTACAGGTGATGGATGATGCGTCGGCCATATCTTTAGGTTGCGATGATGAACCAAGCCGTTCCGTTGCTGATAAATTGAGCCTTGGCCCACTGCGTCGTCAAAGCAAGAGTCGCCGCTCCGTCAATCGTCTCAGCGCCAAACGGGTCAATAGTCACGTTGTTCGCCCCCGCATTCACCCGCTTCACGAAGAATATCCGCCCATTAGCCGTCGCCGCCGGGGGAAGCGAAACCGTAATCGCACCCGATGTTGAATTGGCGAGAATCGCGAAATCACTCGAAACGATTGCCGTGGTTGCCGTGACAGATCGAACAGTTCCAAATCCCGCAGCATTTGCCGCCGCCGTTCCAGCGCCATCAGCAATACGATTGAGAAGTGCCAACTTAGCCATCTCACGCTCCCACGGTGCGCGACATCCAAGTGGGCTAACCTCACTCAGTAGCGTTGCCGTTTCTGCACAAGTAATGTCAGCCATACGCTTTTAGAATTTAAGCCATCGGACCAGAACCACGGCGCATCACCTCAGCGATGAAGCCTTCGCCGCCGCCGCCACCAGCAACTTCCTCTTCCTCCTCGTACTCCTCCTCCTCACCACGCTCGGCCATCTTCTTGCCCTTCGACTTCTTCTCGTAGCCTGGGATGACCATGCCATCAATCTCGATAACCTCAGCCTTGCCGCCCTTGCCAAGAACGATAGTCGCCATCGTCTGAAACGCCTCGCCTTCCTTCAAATTCTCGGGAATCTCAACGCCTTCTGGGATGGTAAAACTCGGCATACGGGCAGCATCACTTCGTGGCCTACTGTGTCAATAAAAAACCCCTCGCCAAGCCTTTCGAGCCGATGAGGGGTTGCCGCGTGTAGCGGCATTAGACACACAACCTATGAATCAACCCGACGGCAAAGATAGCCAAAAACAAAAAACCCGCAAGCCTTTCGACCTGCGGATCTTTCGTATGAACCTCTGATCGATTACGAGCAGATGATCTGGGTCAAAGCGCCAGTGCAACGACGGAAGATGATCGTCATGCCCTGGTTAGTGAAAACAGGCTCCGAGGCATGAACGAACTCAGCGTAATGCTGACCCTTCTTCTCCAGCGGATCGGCGCAATCCACATCGAGCTTGTAGGCACCCGTCACCCACTGCCACTCGCCCATGTAGTTGGTCGGCATCCAGCTCAAATCACCAACGCGGTTCACAGGACGCACGATGTGCGACTTGAAGACGTACGGGGTGACAATGAACGCAGCCTCGAACGGAGCAGTCACCCAGCTCGGGTTGACGCTGAACACAGTACCCTTGGTGCCGCTCGCGCTAGTGAACGGCTGAACCAGCGTGTACTTGCCGCCAGCATAGGTAAACCGGGGCGGGAACAGATTCGGCACATGCCGGAAGTTCTTGATGACCCGATTCGCGCCAATGCGCTTGAGCAACTCAGCGCCGCTGCCACTGCCCATATCAGCCTGACGCAGATCCTCGCGGAACGCCGGGTTGTTCTGAGCGATACGCTGCGAAGCCTCCAAGCCGATGTACAAAGGGAAGATCGGGCCGTCGCTGGAATAGCTGATGAAGCCAGAGCTATCAGGATTCGTCGCACCATTGCGGATCAACGTGGCAGCCGCGACATCGAGCATCTCCTGAGTCAGCTCAGAAGTGGACTGATTGAGCGCCTGACCAGCCGATCCGGTCTGAATCCAGGGGAACTCATTCACGCCGGACGGAATCGTCTCAACCTGAGTGAAGGACGAGTCGGCCACTGCCTTGATAGCGAACTTGGCGAAGGTGTTCTGATAGCGGGTTTCCCATGAACGCTGTGCGCGGATCGAGAGCTTCTCCAAGTACACCCGCAGAAACGCCTCGACGCGATGGTCGAAGGTCAGATCGTCCTTACACAAGAGAGGACCTTTCAGAGCGAAACGCTCAGGACTCCAAGTAACGGCATTATAGCCGACCGGAACGTCATTGTAGGTGACATCGCAAGCGCCACCGTTTTCGCCACTGGCGAGCGTGATGGCCGACCACTCCTCAGCCGCAGTCGGCTCGATGGAAGTGGTGGTGAACGAGGTCTGGGTCAAACCAGTACCCTGAGGATACTCGCCGCGCTCAATCATGTTGAGCCACATCGAGCGGTACGAGGCGCGTTTGTAAACGTCCTGCGCGAGCGACTCAGTCGCAACGGCGAACGCATTAAAGACATTAGGACAAGCCATGAGATGAAAAAGTAAACCGACGTTATGGTTGGCCAACTATCCACCACACAGTGGATGATTATCCAACCTATTACCACATGCGGAGCGTCACTTCCACTTAGACAGTTTTGCGATGGCTGACCAAGCCCCCGCATTGCTTAAGGTCGATAAGCCGACTCACGCACAGAAATAGCCAATCTGTCAATCAGAATGTGGCATCCGTAGGGTTGGCAATAAGCTCATTCTGTGTGGCAACGTAAGAGCGATAACCCTTGATCGTCTGAATCCTATTCGGCGCGATGATCGTCTCTCGCGCTATCATTCCACGGTAAGTGTACGGTCCTGGGAAAGATCCAGTCATCAGAGCGTAGAAATCAACAGCATCAGTCTTCACGCTGTTTTTGCGAGCGTCCACCAATAGCTTTCCAGACTCGTACTTGGTTGTTTTGACATCGATGCGATAACCGGGAGCAGGATGAATCGTCGCGTCGTGGAACGGGTGCGGGGGCGGTCGGTCGGTGTCCAAATCAGGATACACATTGAACAAGCGACAGAAAGCAATCTCGCCAGCAATACCCTCAAGATCAACAGCATGCGGCGAATCCGAGCTNATCTTTAGGTTGGTGATATTGAAATAGCGATTATTACCGTTTCGATGACGAGCAACAAAATGCGACAACTTCTTTTCGCAGTAGGTTAAAGTAATACTTTGACCGATTTGAATTTTGTTTATCATGGTCAAAAAGGTGGAAAATTTTTGAGGGGGGTATCGTAAACGAAGCCCACCCCCAAAAGGGGGTCTACCCCTAGGCGTCCACCCTCTTTGCTATCCCCAAGAAAACAATCCTTTTCTGCCATAAGCAAAACTAATGCTGACTATCAGTCCGACTGCCATGCACATTACCTGTTATGTTTACTTGTCGGACGGTTCACTTGTGACTTGAATCTCAGCCGCTCGGTCGGGCATTTGACCGAGCAAGTTAATCGATACCGACGCCTGTTCACCTTGCTCAGACCAGCCAAACACCAACGCAGAGCGTTTCGCCACGCTGCCAAGGATAGTCTCACGGACCGATTCATCACGAATGCCGTCCAAGTCATAGCTGTCGATCCGTTCGAGCGTTGACACTGCATCTGCTGCCAGTTTCGAACGGACTAGAGCGGAGAGGCTTTCTAAGCTCTTTTCTGTCTTTACAGAAATTTCTGTAAGAGAAATAGATTTCGCCTCCCGTCTCAATTTTGTTAGTCCTTCTCTTTCAGCGCGCTTCTGTAAAGTCGCTTTCTTCGCACCCAGTTTGTCCGCAATGGTTCCCCAGTCGCTTCCTGTCAGGTACAGGCCGCGCGC